CATTGCTTGGGTGAAGCTGATTGTGTTCCCTGCTGTGCCAGAGGCGGCGCTTGCCCACGCATGAGCGCCATTATTTTGTTGATAAAAACTTGCAGAGTCCGTGTTGATGTATTTATTGGCTCCATCATTGTAAAAATTACTACCAAAAATAGCATTGGAAGAACCAAAGTCAACTAAACACGCACCGCTACCAACTTGTAAAGCCTTAACGCCACTCCAAGCACTAGGCGTAACACCAAGACCCATGTTGCCTGCGCTGTCAAGACGCATGGCCTCAGTTCCACCTTCAGCAAAAGCAATAGTGTCAGCCGCAGGGAAGAAGATGCCTGTGTTGGTGTCGCCATCGTTTGTAATGGATGGTGTTGATGCAGAGCCATCAGCAAACTCAACAGTCGCACTGCCAGTAACAGTCAAAGTTCCAGCCACAGCCAATGTCTTGCCAGAACCGACATTCAAGCCAACTGAAGTGCCAGTGCCGGCAGCTGCAAAGACGGCGTCAACACTGTCTAAGTCAGTATTGATTTTTGTCCCCCAAGTGTCTGTTGATGCACCGACTTCGGGCTTTGTGAGTAATAGGTTGGTCGTCGTGGAATCTGCCATGTTAAATCTCCATTAAATTCCGTGATTTGGGTGAAAGTTAAATTTCAATTCTGCTGATTTGCGTTTGCAAACAGCCTCAAAAAAGTCATCAAAATATCCAAGAAATTTTCCACATGCTCTGACTTCCCATTTGTCATTTCGCTTGCCTAATCTTTTGGTCAAAGAAACTCCGACAACACCAGATGTGTTGTCAATAGGTTTTGATATGTTTCTTGCATTTCCAGATCTGTCTGTGGCTCTCAAATTCACAAGTCTATTATCAGTTCTTATGTGGTTTTGATGATCAACTTCTTTTGGACAAAAGCCATAAACATATAGCCAAGCCAATCTGTGTGCTGGATATTTAACGCCATCTACACAAATCATCCAATATCCATGACCGTCACTGCCTCCAGCAACTCTTCCATTGACTGCCCTTGTCCTAGTTACGGCCCAAGTAAAAACACCAGACTCAGCGTCATAGTTCAACACTTCTTTCAATCGCTGCTGAGTCAATGATTCAGTATTCTTCATTTCCCACCTATGCGGCCTCTTGCCAAGTGATTGAATTGTCTGCTAAATCCGTCCAAGATTCTGATGAGTCTGAAACAGGTGTCCAGCTTTCAGATGAATCAGCAACTGGTGTCCAGCTTGCCGATGTGTCTGAGTCTGGTGTCCAGCTCTCGCTGGTGTCTGGAATGGCTCCCCAGCCAAATCCAATCATCACGCCAACAGCACAGATCGACTCAACGCCGGTGATCCCAATGGATACGACATTGCCAACAGTGCCAACAGATCCTGTGCCTTCGACGCCAGTGATGGCTTGGAACGAAATAACCTCTGCGCCAACCGTGCCGACAGCGCCAGTCGCGGCATTGCCTGTGATGGATGTGGTGCTGGTGATGCCAACCGAGTCAATGGCGCCAGTCGCGGCATTGCTAGCCAGGTCAACTGCTCTGGTTGCTGTGACGCTGCCAACCGCCAAGGTTGACGCATTGCCGGTGACGGCATTGGTGGATGTTGCCAGTACAGAGCCAACAGCACAAGTTGATGCATTGCCAGAGATGGCGATGGATACAGTCAACCCGACTGTGCCCACATTACCTGTGGCAATGTTTCCATCCTCTTGAACAGAGATGTTCTCTAATAAATTGCCAACGGCAGTGGCAGACGAATTGCCGCTGATAACGACATTGCCTATGCCGTAGACGCCAAGCCCGTAATAGCCTGTTCCATATGCAGCCATGCCGCTGCCCCTGCTTTAAGCCAGCCTGATCAGGCCAGTGCTTGCATCGTTGGTCGGCATGGTCAGGGTGAATGTCCCAGCAGTCACGGTCTGACTGCCAAATGTGTGGACGCTGACTGCCTTGTCTGATTGGGTCGAGTTATAGATCAGGACCGCATCAAATGCTGTTGACAATGTGACGGCTGAGTAGCTGATGCTAGCGCTGGGCGTCACAAAAGCTGTCGTGCCACTTGTGCTTGGTGCAGTGCCAAATGTCACTGTCACGCCGCCTGCGGTGTAGCCTGTGCCTGTCACCTCGCCTGTTGAGCTGTAGGCCGTGGTGGATGCGTTGACGGTGGCAGAGGCCAAGTACAAGGCGGCCTTGAATGTGTCGGCGGTGGTCGCTGCGCGAACAACACCAGTACCGAAATTGTGGTGGCCGACCAGCAGCTCGCCTTTGAAACTCGTACACATCGCTTGTGTATTGGCCATGGTTTATTCCTTAAATTTGTTGACTGATTCCATCAGCAAAGACACTGCTTTTGAGAGCCATGTGGACAGACCGATGCACCATCTCGCCATCCAACCAATACTCTACCCAGCTCGTTGTCTCGGTATCGTTGTCGAGAGAGCCTTCACGCTTTTCAAGCAGTGACTCGTCCATCTCGCCCTTGGTGGTGGTAATCATCATCCAAATGTCCTTGCTCTTGCCAAAATCGCACCGCCCGATGTAGAACCGCGATCATCTGCAATCTGCAACTGATCTAGTCCTGCCTGGTAAAGCGATGACCACACTGGGATTCTCGCATCGTCTTGCAGGTATGGCGCGGCCTGCAACAAAGCGCCGTAAAGATAAACGTCAGGCGCTTGTGTCAGCAGCCAGTTGGTTGCCACTATGGATGACAACTTTGTCAACTTGGCGTAATAGACCAGCTCTGCCGTGTATGCGCCATCAGGAATTGGAAGCAATCGGAATTGGTTTCCAACCACCGAAAAATACAGTGGCTTGCCGCTGGACAAGTAGGTGGTGTTGGCCAACTGATCCATGGCGTCAATGGTTTGAAACGTCAGGTTGGTCACTGGATTGGTGTTGATCTTGATGGCCTTGGCCTCCAAGAAGTCATCAGGCACAGTGCCATATTCAGCCGCAGCCGCAAATGACGCATTGGCACGCACAATCATCTGGCGGGTGCGAAGCTGGCGCTCGATCTGAGCCTCTGCCAGGCTGATGAAGTCGGGAATGGTGGAAGTCAAATCCTGCCGGTTGAGCCAGTCAGCCAGCGAGGTTTTGAGTTCGTTGTATGTCGTGAGTGCCATTAGACTGCCTCTTTTTCCATCTCTTCTTTGACGATCCAAGTGTGTTCGTGTCTGAATTCAAACGTGCCAATGTGGCCGATCTCTTTCGAGACATCATGGTCAATATACACCTTGTAGCCCAGCTCTTGAGCCTTCTTACAAAAGAAGACATCCTCGCCCATGTAACCGCGAGTGCCAGTCTGCCAAGGCATGTCAAACCATGGCTCAGTCATGCCCTCAAAGACACCGCGCTTGATCAGCATGATGCCTGTTCCGACAGAGCCAATCTCTTCCAAGCCTGTTGACTCTGGCATGGTGTAAACCTGTTGGCGCTTGCCGTTCTCGTCATAGTTCTGCGCAGTGGGTCCTGTTGGCATACGGCGCCGTGCGCAGTTGGCCGCCACGATGTCCACATCATGCGCCAGCAAACGCTGGATCATGTCCTGTGGGAATGTCATGTCGGAATCAATGAACAGGATATGACTGCACCCTTCGCGCATCGCATCCAAGCAAAGATCAGCACGCTGATTCTGGATCAGTGTGCCTTGCAGGATCTTCAAACTCACAGCGTCAGTGGTGTTGAGCGTGTGGTACGCCACCATGTTGACCATGCAATAGGTGTAGTTGGTGTGTACTTGATCCCGCGCTGGGGTGCAGACTGCAATGTAGTTCATACTTTTCCTGGTCTCACGCGAAAGAATTTGTTGTCGGCGTCGTTGAGCCATTTCTTCATGTAAGCCTCGTCATCAATCTTGCCCTCGGCCTTCATCTGGTAGTACAAGGACTCAGGAATGCTGGCAACGTGATGCCATTCGCCCTTCCATGTAGCCTTCTCATCAATGGCAGCCAAGTCGCGCTTGTTAGCCTCAATGACGGCAGTGATGTCCTGCGATGTTTGGATCGTTGCCTCACCAGTGTCATCGTTGTAGTGCCAAGTGCGGGTGATTCCCCTGTCGGGGTTTGCATCAAGAAATCGTTTTTCCATGTAAGTAGGGGGAAGATTTCTCCTCCCCCTTCCCTCTTAGTGATTAAGAAGTAGACAAGTCAGC